ACATTGACAGGATGACCGTTGTCCGCCCGTTCTATCCGGGTGGTGATTACGAGAGCCTGGTCTATCCCAATAATTGCGTGGTGATCGACAACCCGCCCTTTTCGATCATCACTAAAATTGTCCGGTTCTATCTGAAACGAGGGATCAAGTTTTTCCTGTTTGCCCCGCATCTGACATTGTTCAGCGCTGACCTTGACTGTACGCGTATCGTATGCGCTGCCGCTATCATTTACGAGAACGGGGCAAAAGTACAGACGTCTTTTTTGTCCAATATGTTCGGCGAGTCCGGTGTAATAGGTGATCCTGTGTTATATGAGGGGATCGCTGCCATTTGCTCGGCGCCGAAAGTGGAATTGCCGAAATACAAATACCCGGACTGCGTGCTGACGGTTTCAGATGTAGCGTACATCGTGAAAAACAAGGGTGAGGTAAAGATAGACAAGCGGGAAATGCTGCACCGCTCTGCACTCGATTGCCAAAAAAAGCACGGGAAAGCGATTTACGGCTCCGGTTTTTTAATCTCGCATACCGCCGCCGAAAGAGTTGCCGCCGAAAGAGTTGCCGCCGAAAGAGCTGCGGTGAAAAAAGAGGCTATAGTATGGGAGTTATCCGAACGAGAAATGCGGATCGTTGAAAAATTAAGCGGGCAATAAATGGAACCAGCCAACCCTTTGCACGCCGAGATACGGCGCCACGTCCGCGAGGTACAACGCACCCGCCGGGCTACAAACAGGATGCCCGCCGACGCGCTGGTCATACGCGACGGACTTATGCCGAAAACGGGGTTTTCTCGATCTCTCACTGACTTTCTGTCCGTGCTGGAGGAAATGGTCGCGTTGAGGTTGATAAAGATAGGTCGAACTATAAACGATACCTACGTGCGGGTTATTGAAGATTGATCGATCACCAAATGCAGCAAAAATTATTCTGAAATGGATATGAAAAAACGGATAATACGAGTATTCCCAACCAAGACGAATGCTACGCCAACCGACGAGCTGGTACGTATCCGCGAAACTCCGTCCTTTTTCGACGAAGCGGACGAGGTGCACGTTTCTGTAACGTTCACCTGGGACATACCGATCGCTGAATGGCTGGCGAAACAATGGGAGCCGGTTGCAACGGTGAAGATCGGCGGTCCCGCTTACAATGAGCCGGGCGGCGATTTTATCCCTGGTATGTACATGAAGCACGGATACGTGATTACCAGCCGAGGATGTCCGAATCGATGCTGGTTTTGCGCTGTTCCCAAGCGTGAGGGCGGAATGCTCCGAGAGTTGCCAGTTACCGACGGCTGGATTCTGACCGATGACAACCTGCTGGCCTGCTCTCCGGGCCATATCGACGAGGTATTTGCCATGCTTGCCCGCCAGCCGCAC